ATTTATAAGGATAAAATCTTTTGCACCAATCAAGCCGATTTAACAGATTACACTATCAATAGTGGTGCTTTTATTTCAAACGATACAGATAACGAATTTATTACCTTATAATGGATAATTTACATATAGTTAATTTAGCTTCCTACAATAGACCTAAAATAAGCGAGGACAAAAACCGTGATTGGGTTGAGTATGGAGATGACAATGATTACTATTCTTACTTAATAGACCTTTATACCAACTCAACTACTAACCATTCTATTATAAATGGTATTAGTAATATGATTTACGGTAAAGGTTTAGATGCTTTAGATAGTAATTCAAAACCTGATGAGTACGCTGCAATGCGTTCTATATTCTCTGATTCTTGTTTAAGAAAAATAATACTTGACCTTAAACTATTGGGAGAGGGTTCTTTTCAGGTATTATACCAAAAGGGAGAAGTAAAAAAAGCAGAACACTTTCCAAGACAAACATTAAGAGCGGAGAAATGCAACGAGGATGGAGAAATAGAAGCATACTACTATCATCCTAATTGGAAAGAAGTAAAACGTAGCGACAAACCTCAACGAATAGCAGCATTTGGTTTTGGTAACGGTAACGAACCCGAAATTAAAGTTGTAAAGAAATACGTTTCAGGATATGATTATTATTGTCCTGTAGATTATCAAGGTGGTTTAGCTTATGCAGAATTAGAAAGCGAGATAGCGGACTACTTGATTAACGATGTACAAAACGGATTTAGCGGTACTAAGGTAGTCAACTTCAACAATGGTGTTCCTGATAGGGAAAAGCAAATGCAGATTAAGTCTGATGTGATGCGTAAACTTACAGGAGCAAGAGGCGAGAAAGTAATTATTGCATTTAACAACAACGCAGAAAGCAAGACAACGGTTGACGATATACCTTTAAACGATGCACCACAGCATTATGAGTATTTGTCCAACGAGTGTTCGGCAAAGTTAATTGTAGCACACAGGGTAACAAGTCCTTTACTTCTAGGAATTAGAACAGAAAACAATGGTCTAGGTTCAAATGCAGACGAAATAAAGACCGCTGCGCTACTTTTTGACAATATTACTATAAAACCATACCAAGACCTATTAACGGACTGTATGGACGATATATTAGCGGTTAATGGAATATCTCTTAAACTTTATTTTAAAACACTTCAGCCTCTTGCTTTTATCGACACCGACAACGCTATTACTGATGAAGCACGTGAAGAAGAAACAGGAGTAAAAAACGAACTAACTTTATCCAAAGAGTTTGATGACGATAAAATGTTTGATTTACTTGATGAGTTTGGAGAGGAAGAAGATTTAGAAAATTGGGAGTTGGTTGACGAAAGAGAAGTTGATTATGACCAAGAAGAAGCATTGGACAAAATGATTGGTTTAGCTTCTACAGGTACTGCAAGACCAAACGCTGCAAGTGAACAGGATGGCGAGGTAGAGAATATGAAGTTTAAAGTACGTTATCAATATGCACCTCTTAGAACACAGGCAAACAGTAGAGAGTTTTGTAAGAAAATGGTAAATGCTAAAAAGATATACCGCAAAGAAGATATAATGCAAATGAGTACAAGAGCGGTTAATGCTGGGTGGGGATTAAATGGTGCAGATACTTATGATATATGGCTCTACAAAGGCGGTGGTGCTTGTCATCATTTTTGGATGCGTAAAACCTATATGGCTAAAGACGTTAAACCTGATGCAACCAATCCAAATGCAGAGATAAGTGTAAACAAGGCAAAGAAGGAAGGTTTTAAACCCGAAACAAACGACCCTAAAGTTGCAAAGCGACCAAAGGATATGCCTAATCAAGGATTCGTAAACAAATAGAAATGGCAGACGCATTATTTATAACAAGAAAGGATTTAGTAAAGTTTAGTTCTGTCAATGGTAACGTAGATACGGACAAGTTCTTACAATACATTAAAATAGCGCAGGATATACATATTCAAAACTATTTAGGAACAGACCTTTACGATAAGATTCAAACGGATATAGAAGCAAGTAGTTTAACAGGAGACTATTTAGCACTCGTAAACGACCATATAAAGCCTATGCTGATACATTGGGCATTGGTTGAATACTTACCCTTTGCAGCTTATACAATCGCTAATAAGGGCGTATTTAAACACAGTTCAGAAAACGCTGAAAACGTATCAAAAGAGGAAGTAGATTTCTTGATTGAAAAAGAACGAACAACCGCACAATATTATACGGACAGATTCATTGACTATATGAGTTTTAATGCGAGTTCAAAGTTTCCTGAATATTACACAAACGCAAACGAGGATGTATATCCCGATAAGGACGCAAATTTTGGTGGATGGGTTTTGACACTATCTACGATTTTGACAATGATAATTTAATTTAAAAATAAAGCGTATGCAAACAGAAATTTGGAAACCCATAAGAGAATATCGAGGGTATTATGAAGTTAGTAATTTAGGTAGGGTAAGAAGCGTTACAAGAAAAATAAGAAGAAGAGTACCTGCTGATATTAAAAAAACAGCCTTATATACATATAAAGGAAAATTAGTTCCTTTTTGGATAACAAAGAAAGGCTATTGTAGATGCACTTTAAATATAGATGGTAAAAAGAGAAATCATTTAGTTCATCAATTGGTAGCAAACGCTTTTATTGAAAACCCTAATAATAAAAAGCAAGTTAATCACATCAACTGTATAAAGACAGATAATAACATTAAAAATTTAGAGTGGGTAACTAATTATGAAAATTATCTGCACTCTGTTGAGAATGGATTAAGGCATTATCAAAAGCTATGACCGTAAGAAAATACAAACCAAAGCAGGAAAACGTAAAAAAGTTAAAACAGTACTTAACTTATATAACAAAAACCAAAAAAAGTAATTGTACTATATATGGCAAACATTGAAGATTGGTACGGAAGAAACAGCATATCTTGGGGTAAAACCTATGAGGTATCTTGGGCAGGAAATGTAAACGAACCAAACAGTTGGGGTATTATATATCCTTTTAACTTTGATGGTGGATTTTTAACTGCCGATACTAATTTAATAAGCGCAGATAGTACACAATATAAAGCAGACGCAACACAATTTTAAAATATGGCAAAACAAGTAATTAATATTGGAACAACGGCAAACGATGGTACAGGAGACCCATTAAGAACTGCCTTTGACAAAGTTAACGACAACTTTACAGAGTTATACAATGACGATGCAGGAGATGTTGATTCGGTAAACGGACAAACTGGCGTAGTAGTATTGGATTCTGACGATGTTTCAGAGGGTTCTACTAACCTATACAACCAAACTCACACAGGGGAAGTTACAGGAGCAACCTCACTTACTATCGCAAACGATGTTATCTCATACGCTAAGATGGCTGATGAGTTTACAACTTCTGCGGTTATCTCTGCAAGTGATGTAGATTTTAGTTCCGCACAGGTATTCACTAAAACACTTTCAGGAGCGACTACACTTACTTTCTCAAATACTGCAATCGGTATGGTAAAAGACTTAGTAATTACAGGGGATTTTACTTTAACGCTTCCTGCTGGTTCAACGGTAGCAGGTACTTATGATGGTACTGTATCAAACTTAATTCAAGTAGTAGTAACAGGAGCATCTGAATATTGGTACTCAATTTCACAACCACAATAACATAATATGAAAGCAATATTAGTAAACGGAGAAATAAAAACATTTAGTAGAGTTCCTAAGACTTGGACTGACGAGAATGGTACGCATTTAAACATTGGAGATGGTGCTTCTTTAGGTTTTAAAGACGTAGTTAATCCAACATACGATTCACGTATTCAAGAATTAGACAACTTACACCTTGACGGAGATGTTTATACTTATGACGTAGTAGATAAAACAATACCACAAACACTTGCAGAGTTAAAGTCTCAAAAGATAGCTAACTTAAAGCATAGTATTGGTAGTGAATTATCTAAGACAGATTGGTATGTAGTAAGATACACAGATGTAGGAATAGAAATACCTTCTACCATTAAGGAAGCAAGAGCTGATTTAAGAGACCAAAGTGATATAATAGAAACAGAGATAAACGCACTAACAACTAAGAAAGCAGTACTTACATACGATTTGCCAACCTTTAACTTGTAATTATGGCTATTAACAAAAGATTAATTAAAAGTAATGATGAGGGTGGTGTAGTACCTGCTGAAAGTTTTAATACTGTACTTTATACTGGTAATGGAGCAAATACAGATGGCGGCAAAGTAGTTACGGGAGTAGGCTTTGTACCTGAATTAATGTGGGTTAAAAACAGGGATAATAGTGGAGAGAATTGGGTTGCGACAGATGTTGTATCGGGATTTGGTAAAATATTATATCCTAACCTTACGTTGCAACAAGGAGGGTCAGATGATGCATACTTTTCAGAAAACAGCGATGGGTTTGATGTAAATACAAATAATCAAAATTTATCGGGTAATGATTATGTAGCATTTTGTTGGAAAGCAGGAGGTGCAGCGGTAACAAACACAGATGGAAGTATAACCTCAACAGTTAGTGCTAATCCTGATGCAGGGTTTAGTATTGTGAAATACACAGCAGGAGGCACTGCTAATGTGGGACACGGACTTTCTCAAGCACCCGAACTAATTATAAATAAATCTTTAGATGGTGCATTAAATTGGGTTATTTATAGTGCTGATGTAGGTACACAAAATTTTGGTTTATTTACAACTGCTGCTTTTTCAGGTAATTCAGGAACTTGGTCTGCGGTTGATGCTGATACATTTACAACTAATATCAATAGTACAAGCTATTCGTATATTAATTACTGCTTCCACTCCGTAGATGGTTATCAAAAGGTAGGGAGTTATGAAGGGAGTACATCTGCTGTTACCGTGAATACAGGTTTTGAGCCAAGATTTGTTTTGGTTAAAAATGTAGATGCTTTGGGTAATTGGACTTTATGGGATTCTATTAGAGGTGGAACAAATTTCCTGCAACCAAATAATTCAGGTGCAGAGGCAAGTGGTAGAACTTTAACGTTTAATTCAGACGGTTTTACAATTAACACAGACGCAGGTGTAAATGGCAATAGTAATGGAGATACATTTATCTACCTAGCAATAGCATAATGGAAAACTTAAAGATATATTTATTGAACGCAGCAGCTTTAGCATTGTCTATATCACAAATAAACCCTTATCT